CGAAAGAACATTATACTGGCTTTGTAACATGTTCAGCCAATTTTCCGGTGGGAAGTTTGACTGTACAATATCTTTGCCTATATCAACCATCATATCCTTTTTCATTGCATAGTCAGGATCTGACTTTTCTAACTCTTGCTCCCAGTCAGTAATACTGGATAGAGCCTTTTCTTGATTCTTGATATAAGCGTTTTGTTGATTACTTCTTGTTGTTTGCATCTGATTAAAATCTGATTCTGCTTGATGCCTAGAGTTCTGTCCAATACGGTCTCTAGCAAGTTTGGTAGCCCAATCCTCGCTTATCTCCATGTTCTCGACAGCCCCACTTAAATCTTCAAAATCGCTATAAGACGCTTCTTCATTATCTTTCTTGTTAACACCTAAAGTCTCTCCAACTTTATCGGCAAACTGATCTATAGCCTTTAAAGCCTTGACAGCCTCATTATAGTCACCAGAATTTAAACTCTTAAAAACATTCAGCGACCAATCTAATTGGTCGGCGTTTGTGTTAGATTCTACAATATAATCTTGTAAAGCTCCAGCATCTTTCAGTGTTGTATTCTCTGTCTCTAATTCTTTTGATCTATTTATCCAATGCTCAAATCTTTCCTGAGCTTTTGGTTTAAGATTTCCATATACTTCTGAATCTTCATCACTTAGATCGAGTTTCTCTTTATCTCCCTCGCTTGCTGAAACTGTTTCTGCTGGTTCTTCTGGGTCAGCAACTCTACTCCCCTCGTCTTCTTGTGCTGCCTCAGCTTCTTGGTAGGTGGGAGTGTCAGTGTCGGCCTTTTGTTCTTCAACTGGTTCGGGCTCGGGTTCTGATTCTGCTTTGACATCTAATGTCTCCTCTTCTAATGTAGATTCGTCCATAGATTCAAGTTCTTTTTCAAGAACATTAAGTGTATCATCATGTAATTCCGATGGTGACATTTCAGCTGTTGGCTCTGCCATTTAAATTCTCCCTATCTATACTCGTTACGCGTTCGTTGATTAACCCTGTTCTGCGGCGCGTTCGTTGCCTCGTTCATTCCTTGAGGTGGTGGTACTGCATTGGTTGCTGGTGCTTGTCCTTTACCCATCATTTGCTGCATCATCATTTGATCATTAACCGCCTTCTGCATCTCCTCTGGTAGAGGCGGCAAGAATCTACTTAAGTCAATACGCTCGTCGAAGCGCTTAAATGTTTCTTCTAACAACTGTACATATGGATTGAATTGGTCAGGAATACCCGCGGCTCTAAGGTTTTGTATCATCTCAATGTTTTGCATTATGATAGGCATCAGTTCTATCCACCGCATCCTCTCCTCGTTAGTATCTGGTAAACCAGTACTACCAGCAGCGATGTCTACATATACAGCATCATACAATTGTTGTTTATTCAATATAGGCCAAAACGCATTAGGACCAGCAACTGCTATGGCTCTATCAGGAGTTACCTCTTGAAGTAAAATCTCTGCTGAGAACCAAGCTAATTCTTTCAACCAGTCTTCAGTAGCATCTATCTTCTCTTGGATTCTAGTTGCTAAACCTTCTTGCTGGATATTAGCTTCCGTTGCTGTCTTCGCCCGCATTACCCCGCCACGCTGAGCATCACCAAGCCCGCTTATCCACTCCATATCCGTTCTCAATGGAGAAGTATCATACATGATTGGGTTCATAGGTGGTGAGGTCGCAGGTTGAAACACAGATTTTACATCCTGTCCAGAAGCGTTAATCAGTGCGATTTCACCGATCTGAGCATTACTAAAAACCTCAATATCTTCATAGTTAACACGTGAAGCATCAGCAACAAAGAATGGTGCAGATAACTCTCTATGCTTTGACATCTGAGTGCGAATGGTATTATACTCATCCTGCAAGTTCATAAGAAGCTCTGTCTCAGAAACTGGCCACTCTTGACCGTCGATCCAGTTTAAACCAAGCAAGAAATATGGAAAGAATTTATCGCCCATCCTAGTTGGGTGATACGGCTCTCTCAACCATGTCTTGCCACCGTCTGCCCAAGTATAAACGCTTTGTGTTACTCTGTCCCAGTACTCCCAAACACCAACAGCTAAGTTAACGTCTTCCGTGCTTTGTATCTGCATGCCCTCATCGCGAGTTAAGCGATTGAGAATGCCTGCATCAGTTCGTTTATAGATTGTAAACTCTTTCACTTTCTCTTTTGAGATTTGAAACCTATCACACACATCCTCTGGCGTCATCCAAGTTACATTAGCAATCCACTTAGCTGAGTGATACTCTTGCAGGGTATCTAATGAAGTATCCATTCTAAAATCTTCAGGTCGTACAAAACCAAGGTTCAACCCTTCGCGCTGCATAACCTCTACTTGTGCCTGTAGACCAGCCATTGTGTTTTTTACTTCTTCTATTAACTCATCTCTATCTCCAGAATAAGTTCCACCCTCCATCAGAGCCTTTACGTCAGATTGAATTCTAGCTAAACTATCTTGCGCGTCATTGAACTCTCTACTCACAAGAGGATCTGTATAGTAATCTCTTTGGTAAGTTACTTTAACGATACCGATCTTACTTGTCATGCAAGATCTTAGAACTTGTTTGGCAACCTTTTTAAGATCGGCTCTTTCTAATTCTTCGTTTAAGATTATTTGCAGTGTCTCAGCGAAGGCATTAGAAACTCTATATTCAGAACTACCAGCATCCACATACTTATTGGGTTTGATTTTGATCTCTGGATTCTTAGCATAGATATATGGCAATAAACCCTGTAGGGTCGCATGAATGATATTACCCTTTATTGCCCTTCCGCCTTCGAATGCAGCTTGAGTCGCATCCATCAACTGTGATCGTGCATTGAGTTTACCTAACGCATAAACACGGGCGTGCTCTATCTCTTTATAATACTTCTTCCATTTCTTATACGACAACTCTACGTTCTTCTGGCAATTCTTCAACATCCCATCGGAGTCGGCAGACACCTGAGATTGAAGCCCCATATCGTCAACTAAAATATCTAGATCGGCCATGATTCATTCCTGTTATATAAAGTATCTAATTGATCCAACCATTCTAAAGTAAATCTTTCTGGAGCTTTTTTCTTTGCTGCGGGCTTTACAGTTCTTGCCCTTCGTAGCATTAAACCATACCTAGTAGCATCAAATAAATGATCCTCTGCGCTAGTATCTATATCCTCGACCCTCTTTGGGTCAGCAGGTAATGAAGGCACCGTTCGCAACCAATGTTTACATGTGTTAAAAACCTTTAGGTTTTCGTTAGCCAAACGATCAACAATTTCCTGTAAACCCTGGATCCTAGATCCCGGACCTTTCGCGCTAGACTCCCAAACAACACCATAATCAGCAAATACGTCTGCAACACTTTTATGGCGACCATCACGCATGAAGATCGCAGAATCGGCCACATTGCTTTTAAACTTGATCTTAGCTTCTTTTTCATTTTTTTCTGCATCTAATATATCCCTTGCTATTTCTTCTATTGGTGATTCACTTCCTTTGTTAGGTTTAGAGCTCCAATAGCGCTCTCTATAGATATAGATTATACCATCATAGTCCTGAGTAAACCAGACGCATCCAGCTGGAGATTTGTATCCATGGTCATAAGATTTCCACCTCTTCCATTCCAGAGGAATCTCAAAAGGTTCTACGATATGTATCTTTGGATCCCATACGCCCTCGAAGAAAGCGCCTGGCGCTATGTTCCAATCGCCATCTAACCATGCCTTTACGAGCCATTCTGGTCCACTCTTTTTGATCCGGTCAACGTAACCCGGGTCGTTCTCCATCAGAGGGGTGTTATCTTGTATCTTCGAGGGGATAAAAATCGATTCCCCGCCCTCGTTATCGATGTATCTTTCTTTTACCCAGTTATGCCCGGGCCCGCCTGGGTTAGCAGAAGCTCTGAATAGAACCGGCACGCCGGCAGCAGAACGCATGGTTGCACCGAGCATATCGATAGGTTCTGGCGATGGCCAGTTACCAAGTTCGTCAAAGCCTAGGAAAGTTACAGAAAAACCCTGCAGCTTCATAGCATCAGCGTCTTCATCAAGATGTTTAAGCTGTAGCACAGCCCCGCTGGGCGAGACCCATTTTCTCTCACCAACCTTCCATTCCCAGCCTTCCTGTACGAAGACGTACTGGCCTAACTTGATAAGCTCGCCCGTTTCTGGAAACGACCTGCGGAACAGAAGGCCTTGCGCCTCTCTTCCGTATTTCTCTGCATGCTTGCGAAACGCTAAAAGCATTCCAACGCTTTTAGAACCTCCCCGCGCTCCGCCAAACAGTATATGAGGATGCTCACTATCAACAAACTTCTTCTGTGGACCTTCGAGTGCTGTCCAGCGTGTCTTCCGCGCTTCCATGCGTCGTTGCATCTCTGATAGTAATAGCGCACGGATTTCTTCCTTAGGTAACCCGTTAGCTAGAGCAATTGAAAGACTCAAGCAGCACCGCCCGCCGTTTCGAAGAAAGTCACAACGTCTTCAGGGCAAGGTACTAGGTAGGTTATATAATCCGTTGTGAAACCATTGTCTCCATAGAATCCAGTTGGATCCCAAATCTCAGTCGTTCTTGTCCAAACGTTAAAAACACCTTGATCTTTGTTATATTCTATTTTAGTTGTCGCACCAATTAAAATTAAAGTGAACAAAGCGGTTGCACCAGCAGTATGCCCCGCAGCGGTTGTGCCCTTCACACCACGGTCAGCAGTGGAAGAAACTACAAACTCATCAAAACCACTAGCACTGGTCGCTGCCTTATTGATAGAGGAATAATAGAAAACCTCTGAACCAATTTGCACGTACCCAGAAGCGGGAAAAAACTTTAATGGAGTAGTACCTACAGCAGTTGTCACGGGTATAACGAGTGTCGTAGCTAGGATTGTTACCTGTAGGTAGGGTTCCCCAAGCACTTGAGACGTACCCATATAAGACCCAAAAGACCCCGGGTTTTCAACAAGTCCAACGTCTGCGCTTGTCGGAGCCCAAGCTTGATTATTAATATAATCGATAACATCCTTTGCACCTTTATTATAAGCAGGAACAACCAGCTTGCTGATGTTCTTGATAACGGCCATTTAGGCTGGGTACGTTCTTTTGCTTGGTCCCGTAGGTCTTGGTGTTGCTTTGGCATGTTGCACGGTCTGCCCCGTTTTTGCTGCGTGTTGCTTAGCTTGTGCAGCACCTTTCTTTGTATACGCGAAATGTTTGTTTCCTACTTTAGGCATTATGCTTTCCTCGCTTGTTTAATTCCAGGATATTCCCGCTTCACAGCAGACTTGACCCGCGCCTTCAGCGCTGGTGATCCATGTTGAGAAACTCTAGACAAAGCATTTCTCGCATGGCT